GTGGCGATACCTGCAAATCTACAGTTAATTCGGGTCAATGCACCCTGACAAAGAGGTTTTGCGAGAAATAACTGCACGATTGCATTTAACGGTTTCAATTGGAGCTTTCGCGTGGATAATACCTGCACAATTGCAGGTAAACGTTTCAAAAGGTGTAGAAAATAGATCCACATTCGCAGGTTTGTAGGCCAAGGGAAAAACTCGGACGGTTGATCCTCTATGCAGCCGCAAACGGCGTGTTTTATACATGTCCTGTAATCAGCTATTTCTGAGATTGCCCGGAAGCTTTACGAAGCTCGTTGGCGAGCCGATGGAGCTCGTTTTTCTCCGCAGTGGTTTGAGCTTTCTGCCATGCGGCAGACAGGAACGTAATGATCTTGTTCGCATCGTTTGGGGTGAGCATCGGTTGATTCGCCTCCTTATCGAAGCGTTTGAGATCTTGCTGCCGGATGATGCGAACGAGCTTGTCCGCGTATTGCGGGTCGGTAGCGTATCCGCAAGCACGCAGCATCTCCACCTGCTGCTCCGGCGTTTGCGCCTCGCGTACGCGTTGATAGCGCGTACGGGCGAATAGCATGTCCTGATCTCGCAAGCAATGCTCGATGGTGGGATACGCCCTCCACCCGGCGACGATCCCAACGACACGCTCACCGTCATAGACCTCCCACGTGGTTGCATTGACGGAGGAGCCGTCCCAGTATGGCGTGCGGCTTGCTGTTGGTGTCGCTTTATAGCCGACAACGTTGTTCCACGGCGGAACAACGCAGCCGGTTTCGAGCATCGTTTGTGCGATGCGAGCGGAAGGCAGGAGGGGCGAGCCCTCCTGCCGGAGCCTCACTGCAATAGGTGCAATGAGCGCGATGAAGGCGCGTTCAGTATATTTGGTTCCTTGTGGCATTAGTGTGGGCCTCCCCTTTTTCTGGGCTCGGGGATCGTCGATTCCGAATTTTGATCTTTGAATAAGTCGATTATTCGTTTAACCGCACTGGGCAGCGGCAAGTTCAACCTTCCATAATTTTCGGTTATCGAGATGAGTTCGTTCACAAGATAAGCGTATATAGCTCCTACCATGATAACGTCCGTACCCATTAATTCGTCCATACGGTGGGCTAGCAAAATAGCAAGGAACATAAAGCCTTTTTTCGCTAGCCCTTCGAAACCCCAAGCTGAAGACAAGCCACGACCTTCCTTGAAGGAAGCGGCAACTCCCGTTATGATATCGACGATGATCGCGAGGAGAAAAAAAGATAAAAGCTCGGACCATTGGCCGAATGCATAGGTGATAATTGCGCCGATGACACCAGCACCGACGTTGAGTAGAGTTTGGGTGTTCATGTGATCCCCCTTTTCTCCATTAAAATAGGCCCTAATATTGTGCGAAGCCCTTACGAAACAATATAATCGTATTCTTCTTGTGTAAGCTTACTTTCAGCCAGTAGGGAATCTAATTTTCCAAGTTTGACTTGATCTGCGGCATACAACCTTTTCAGGCTCTCTACAAATGTACCCATTAGATTACACCTCCGTGGATTAATTCTAACGTGTAGTCGTCAACGGCCTGCGCTTTCTCCACACGAATCATGTTGTCCAGTCTTCGGGTTTCTGCTTGATGAATCGCTGCTTCCTCCTCCTCTAAGCGCTTATATAGTATCGCCGTCATGAGCAGTTTGCCATCTGTTCCTTCTGCAAGCAGTTCCTCGCCTTGTAGGTCGTCCGTTACAGGAATGAGCGCGGGTGTTGTGCGGACGAACTGGCGAAGGAAATCCGGCAATTCATCCATGGAGATAATTTCGATATAGCTGCTCACTTCCTGTTGTGCGCGTTCGATCATTGCACGTTCTGGCGCGCTGTGCGCGTTATATACATATATGGCTTTCACCTTGATTCCTCCTACGATATTTTCTGCGTATAAATCGTGCCGACACTGCCGGATGTACCGGGTCCACCTGCTTCTCCTGATGATCCAGAATTACCCGCGCCGCCTGCACCACCATTAACAGTAATGGCTCCGTTGTTTGTATATGCACCTGTATAATAGACGCCGACGACACCACCACCCGAACCTCCGCCGCCACCGCCGCCGCCTGCGCCAACATTACCGGCAGCATTGCCGTTACCGCCATTACCGCCAGCTCCGCCATCTGCTTTGATTGTTCCACCTGAATTAATTGTTATATTTCCGCTACTCACAAGTAGGACCAGCCCTCCAGCATATGAACCGCTGCCACCGCCACTACCTGTTACATCTTGAGATGCTCCACTAAGGGCGGCACCACCGCCACCACCGCCACCTCCGCCAACGCACCCTCCGCCGTTACCGGCCGTAGCGTAATTGCCACCAGTTCCGGAGTAATACGCTGTTCCACTTCCACCGCCTCCGTTTGTACCATTCACATACGATGTCAACCCATACCCTGCTGAACGCAATATTGAGGACATCGAACCATTGCCTATTTCGGCATAATCGATGTTTCCTCCACTGCCTCCTGTCGCTGACGCGCACCCGCCACCGCCACCGCCGCCAAAACCGCCGAGGTTCACACGACCTGAACCGCCTATACCGCCCGTAGAACGAGCCGCCCCCCCGCCATTTCCGCCACCATACCCGCCATTGCCGCCATAGCCTCCCCGAAGTGGTTGTAATACAGTTGTGAGTTGGTAATACTTATCAAGCGTTTTGACGGTATCCGTAAACGTGGCCTGATATGTATATTCCGTTGTTGGCGGGATGAAGTCAGCCGTATACATCGCTTTGCCTTTGATGATGCGGAATTCATCGATGTTACCATCGAAGTACTGACCGTTAAACTCTCCGGCTCGTCCGATCGCTAGTTTGTTTTGTGCAGGTTTGACAGGGATAGTTGCAGGGGTTCTATTTTCAGCAATGCCATTGACGTAAAGAGTCAATACCCCCTCTTTACGCACAGCAGCAACGTGATACCATTTGTTTGCTGCGAAAGTGGTCGAACTGATTACATAAGCACTATTTGAACCGTAGTAAAGATAAAAGTAAAGACGTCCACCTGTGAATTGAGCGAAGAAAGATGCTCCTCTACTAGAAAGAGAGGGATCAGATAACCCAAACGGATTAACATTATTTGGACCGGCGACGCTAGAACGTATCCAGAAGTCGATCGTGAAATCGTCATTGCCGAAACTGAAATCGTCGCTCGCAGCGGTTTCGATAAAGGTACCTGCGCTGCCGTCTAACCACAAAGAAGCTCCACCGAATTTGGACTGCACTGTAGAAATTCTGGCGGTACCAAAGGTTGTCCAAGTGCGCCCGTTTTCGTCCGTTATCGTCTTGCTATCGTTAGTACCGTTAAAATGCAACAGCGACGACGTTTTCCCCGTTTTTGTCGCATCTTTTGTTATCAGCGTCGGCACGCTCTCACCGTTTGGTGCGATGCCGCCTTTTTGCGACATATCGATAGTACCGCTGATGTTTATGTCCTGCTGCGAGTATATCGCTAGCCCGCGACAAGGGTTGCTCGTCGTCACCTGATAACCCGTAGGTAGTGTGAAGGACGAGAACTGTTTGATAGCTATGCCACTTTGGGCAGCGATGGGGAAGATAATACTCCATGGTGTTGTAGGTACGGAAGTGTTAATACTCAGTCCGTTACACTGAAATGTACATGTTGAGCCGCCACTTTGGAGCACGAACCGCCAATACCTACGGGTAGCCGCCGTTGCCAAGCTTAACGTTCGGTTCGCCGCAGTTGCTACTACCGTCATAGTACCCAAATCAATCCATGTCGCGCCATCATCCGACATTTGCAGACCTAATAAGCGGCTAGTACCTGACGAAATCACTGATCCATTTACGGATATGCTAGCGATATGCCCATAGGCAGCATAGTTAACACCTAGATCGATCACAATCACGGGGGACGAAGTAGAGGCATCCAGCGTATTCGTCGTGAATAACGTTGATGTATTCCCGTCCCACAAATTCACAACCGTACCGCCATTGGGCGCGGTCGTGCCATTGATGAGAAGCGTAGCAGGGTTAAAGTCGCCGTCCGATCCGTCGCCGAAAAAATTGTTTAGGATCGTTCCCGTTCCGACCTGTTCTCCATCGTCATTCGTGAAAGTGCTCCCTGCTCTTACGTCTGCAGGTTGTGCGTTTCCACCACCCCCTTCACCCTGTAATATAAAAGCCGTACCGTTGTACCTCAGCGTATAAATGCCCCCGGCTTTAAGGTTCCCTGCTGTGACGTCATTGCCATTGACTTTCTTAATCGCCTTGGCCCCAAGGCTGTTTACATCAATCGTCGATGCGCTGGTATTCGCCACGTTGATTTTAACGGCAATTGCCATGCCTTCCGTATAGGCCGTCGGTGCCGGACTGAGCGTAGCGGTATAGGCGTTAGCCAATCCCGCCGTGGTTGCATATCCGGGCAACCTAACATAATCATTAGCAAGAGACATCTTTATCCACGTCGGCGTAAACGTCGCCCCGGCGATCGTTGCTACCGCTCCCGTGTCAAAGTATTCCATGCCTCCACCAGATGATAGCCGTATCCCACGTGATCCGAGTGAAGCATGCGTGTTAGCATACCGCCAATTGCCCGATCCATCTGTATAGGCATTGTTTGCGAATAACGCATGGCCGCTCACATTAGAGGATAAATCAGCCCATTGGTATGCGTTAACTTGTCGACCCGTCGTATTGGTGGTATTGACTCTCGGCACATTTAATGTGCCGCTCATTGTGTCACCAGCCTTATCCAACTTCGCACCTACCGCACCCTGCACAAACTCCGTCGTCGCGATCTGCGTCGTATTCGTCCCAGCCGTAGCCGTCGGCGCCGTCGGCGTGCCCGTAAACTGCGGCGAAGCCTTTGGCGCCTTCATCCCGAGCGCATCATCCACCGACTTCAGCGCCGCATTAAAATTCGCCGTATTCGCATTGTCCGACGGATCGAATTGCTTAATCCCGTTCGGTAATGTTTGCATGAAATCAACCTCCTACGGTTTCCATACTTCTAATTGTTTAAATGTCAGCTGCTTTGCATCCATCTGTGCAAAAGTAAGTCCAGCCGCGCTCAGCTCGCCGAACGTCAAGAACGTAAACTCAAACCTCACACCCAAATGCGCCGGGATAATCTCCCGCAGCGCATTTTCCAAATCCCACAAATTCGCGGGAACGCCTCGATTGCCGATAAACGTCACCTTGATCGCGTACGCGCCATGCTCCTCCGCTACAGTGACTTCACCGCCGTCGTACGCCTCCGCCACGCTCTTGATCAGCGCAGCAGTCACCGTGCCAACTCCGCGCAGCTTCGACTTGATCACGCTGCGCCGCTGATCGGCGGGTTTGGACGGGTCGGTCGGCAGCCCAAGCTGCCGCTCCCAGAGGTCCAGCCCCCACGTGGCCGTGTGGACAAACTGCTGGTCCAGCACCGAATCGATCGCGGCTTGCAGCGCATCCGCTTCCCGCTCCTGCGACTGCATAAGCCCGCGCATCACGGGCGACGCCTCGTAAAAACGCGGCAAATAACCTAACAACCTCTCGCCGGCGCTGCTCATACGACGCTCACCGTCCCCAATACGGCTACTTCGCCCGACTGAATCTGCACGTTCGAAACCCCGCCGTTCACCTTCAGATCGGCATAATCGACAACCGAAGGAATGTCCGAAATTACATTGGAGATGCGCGTATACCGCACCATCGGATCTGCAAAAGCGAGCGACTTCAAATACTCGCGAAGGCCGTCTTCAATCAGTTGCTTCACCGTGTCGAGTACGGCTCCTCCAGCAAGCGTCACGTCAACGCTAACGTGAATCGGCACCTCCGTCGCCGCAACAACGGTAACGGCTGCCCCAACCGGGCGCAGCTCCTCGATGTGGGACGTGACCGCATCAACGACGGCGGCATCCGGCGCGGTTTTGTGCTCGTCCAGCAGGACGACCTTTACCGTCCCAGGCCCGTTCCACAGCGGAAACACCTTCGCCCCGCCAATGCCCGGTACTTCGAGCGCCCACTGCATGTAGTGGTTGGCGTTGCCGCTTGTCGCCGGCTGGCGGACCCGCGCCAGCAGCCGCTCCAGCAGCGCTTCGTCGGTCTCGCCGTCGTAGCCGCCGTCTGTCGCCTTATCCTGCACGACCGCGGTGATGCCGCTCAACCCTTGCGGCAGTTCCGTGATGAGTCCGGCAGGCACGTTGCCCGCACTCCCGGCTTCGACTGCGCGCACGGCCACTTTCACTTCTCCCGCAGATGGAACGACAGCTTGCTCGACGGTACGGAACAACGTCCCGCTCCGCGTCGACAGCACCGTTTCCTTCGGGACAACCGTCCCGGCTTCGCCCATCAAGCGAACTTCCCCGGTTGCGGCCACAGCCGGCTTGCGAATAACGCCGTGCTCCTCCGCGCGCATGTCCAGATTCTCTCCCGCGGACGTTTGTGCGAACCCCATCGCCAGCACGCGGTCAAGCTGCGTATACGCCACCGCCAGCTCGATCGCCGCCGGAGACAACGCATCGTAAACAAACGTGCCTTCCTGCTTGGCAATACCCGGGGTCGCAACCTGGTCAAGCAATCGCCGCAAAATATTTTCCCATGTCATCTGCTCAAACAACGACATTCACCTCCCCGTACAAGGTCGCCGCCGTAAATTGCACCTGCAGCGTATCCCCCTCGAAGCTCACTTCCATGTCCTTAATATCAACGATGTACGGATTCACAAGCAGCGCTTCGCGAACATACCGTTCCGCCTCGCTCTGCTTCGCCCGAGCCGAAAACGTGCTGCCGATCAGCCGCTCCAGCTCGCTGCCGTAATCCCACGTATACGCCAAATACCGGAACCGTTCGGTAACGAGCGCCTTGTAAATCCAAACCCGGAGCGCTTCCTGGCCTTCCAGCTCAACCGGATTGCCGTCTTTCATCGTAAAATCGCCTTTATTCGCGTCCCATCCATATTCCCGGAACAGCGGCAACTCACCGGCAACCTCCTGCTCCGCCTCCGGCGGAACGTCCAAAAAAGGAAAAATATTAGCCACCTGGCTTCACCACCTTGCTAAGTACGATAAACGTCTGACCGCCGCTAAGCGGCATAACTGCCACCGTATCGCCAACCTGAACCGCGCCCGGCTGCCTAAGCTGCTCGGACACATACAGATCGCCGCCGTCCAGCTCGATCCCGCCAACCTTCACTTGCAGCGGCGACGACGCTGTGACGGTACCAAGCATGATCGATGGCGAGCCCGCCCGGGTTCCTTGGCTGCGAATAAAATCGACGAACCATGACAATTCCCCCACCGGATCACCTCACCTTGTACATCGTCGCATGGCGAAAGCCCGCTTCCGGTAGCCCCGGATTCATCACTTTCACCATCGCCGTTAAGCGCTTGCCTTCCGTAAAAATATACCGATGCCCGAAGCCGCCCCAATCCTGAACCGCCGCCCGCGAATTCGTGTCGATGACCATCACCGCTAAACCTGCCGACGCCGGGGCTTCCAGCTCATATTGCGATCCAGGCTGCATATCGATATATTGCACATACTCCCGCGAAGCTTGGTTGATCAGGTTGACCGGACGCGGGCGGGAGCCGCCTGAATCGCCGCCTGCCGACGGTTTTGGCCTAGGTGCACTAGGCGCGCCCGACTTGCCTCCCGGCGAAGGGGCCGCTTTTTCCTGCTCTTGCTCGGCCTCGAACTCGTCCATCGTATTTTTATATTTCAACTGCAAACTGATCGAATGCTGGTTGTTCTCAAACGTATGCGTATCCGAATCTATATAAAAGCGCCCGGTCAAACCGGTATAGCTCTCCTCGATCAACACCGAGTTCCCGGCGATCAAATCGTATGTCCCCGGTCCCCCGACCAATTGGACGTCGGCGCTGCGGGCAACATCGGAGAGCAGCACTTTGGCCATTGCCTTGGCGTCTTTGCCTTCCTCCTGCCGGTACGTCGACTGCAGCAAACCGTAGTTCGTTACCCATCCGCTTTCCTCGACGGAGCCGACGACTTCCCCTTTTTCGTTCGTGATGAGCACTTTGTTCACCATTGATTCGATGTCCTCCGCATAGGAAGCCTCGGTCAAATCGCGGGATGCTGTCAGCGGCATTTTTGCCGCTAGCGCCCCTTTCACGATCACATCCAGCTTGCCCTCGCGCATTCTGGGCATATATAGCACGTAATCTTTTTCCGCCTTGTCGGCGTTTTTATGCTTGGCCGCGCTAGTATAGGCCGTCATGATCGTCTCATACCCCGTCTTGTCCATATGGATGAAGCTTACCTCGATGCCGGTTTCCGCAAGCTTGCCTACGGGAACGCCGAGTTCAGTACACACCAGCTTCGTGACCGCTTCCGGCGACAGCTTCCTGAACTTTTTCGCCAGCTTCGATTTTGTCAAATAGATCAGGCCGTCGTAAGCCGTAACGGACAGTTCAGTACCGCTAAGAGACTTGCCTTTGTGAAAAATATACCCGCGAAACAGCTCCGCCCCGCTGTCATCGGTTAGCTTGAGCATTTCGCCAAGGCTGAGGTATGGGCGCGGAATGTTCGTATCCAGAGGGGAGACGACGAGCGATACGTCGATTTTGCGGGCAGCCTGCGAGTTGTCACCGCTCCAGGTGATGCGGATGCACAGCTCGTTCAGGTCGGTCTGCTTGCCGGAACGGGAAATATGATACAGCTTCATCATCAACCTCCTACAGCTTCAGCACGGTGCCGACCGCCAGCTTTCGCTCGTCCTTGATGCCGTTTTTTTGCTTCAATTGCATATATTTCGAACCGTCGCCGTAGAGATGTTTGGCAATGCCCCACAACGTGTCTTTGGGCTTGACGGTGTACGTTTTAGGCGCCGTTTTTTCCACGGGACGCGACGTCGCCTTCGCCGCTGCGGACGGCGCGGGTTTTGCCGCGTGCAGGAACCGGTATTCCTTCAGCTCCAATGTATAATAAATGTCCTCGGGACCATGCTTCTGCGAATACGTAAAAGCTTCGATCGCCATCGGACCGTTGTAACTTAGCTTGTCGCCCGAGATAAGCAACCGAATCGGCCGCCCGCTGTCCCGCCATCGCTCGATCGTCCGGACGTAAAACTTCGGCTCCGGATAATCCGAAAATTGGGCAAGCGGGTCGTATTCGCAAGGAAAATAGGAGCTCAGCGAAACGGAGGTCAGCCGTCTTTTGCCGAACAGGTTCGCTTCGCCGAGGCCGTTGATGTTGACGGTCGCGTTCATGCTGCCCGTCTGGATGTCGAACGATTGCGGGGGCACGGGCAGCTTGAGCTGCTCCTCCCCGTTGTTGAATGTAAGCAAAAATTCAATCATGCCTTCACCTCCATGACGATGGCGCTACGCCATGTTGAAGCTGGCCGACTCCAGCTCGCTCTTCAAAATGCGTGCCCACCTCGTGAAATCCGCCTCTTCCCGCGCCACCGGATTGTTCAGGTTGACCGTAATGCCTCGGCTTGTGCCGTTGCGGTAATTGTTCGCTTCCTGCGCCGTAAGCACGGCTTCATTTTTGTGAAGCAATGCGGGGTAATTGTCTCTTGGTACGGTGTGCAGACCGGCTGCATGCGTTTTGGCAGAGGTGCCGTTGCTGTTGCCTTTGTCGTCGCTGCCCATGATCATATCTTTAAACCAGCCGATGCCATCTCCGATCCATCCCGCAACTTTGCCGATGCCGTCGATGATCGGTTTCAACAGTTTATCCCATAACATTTCTAATACGGGCTTAATCCTCTCATAGACCTTCATAAGAACGAAGAAGACAACTTCAATAATATCCGCCAGCGCTTGGAACAACGGAGATACGGCATTCCAAACCGTCGTGATGACCTCTTGAATAAGCGGCCAATATTGCTCCCAAATGGACCATAAGTAAGAGAACACGTTAACGACAGCCTGTATGATCGGCGCTAAAGCCTGGAACACTTGACCGATTGCGGCTTCAAAAACCGGCATGTTTTGCACGAGCCATCCGATGATGCTTTGAAATAACGTCATCAAAGGAGCTAGCAAAGGTTCAATAAATTGCGCCACCATCACAACCACGTTTTGGATATGTTGCACTGTCGCTTGAAGCAACGGCTTAATCGTCGTCAAAAACTGACCCGCCCCCGTCGCCACTTTCGTGAACAACTGGGCGAACGTCTCCGTAAACCCTTCGATCGCTCCACGGTTGTCGTTCAAGAACGAAACCGCCGTGCCAATACCTTGCGCCATCGCTGTTCCAATGGCGTCAAACATAGGCCGAAGCTTATCGAGCAGCGGAACAAGCTGTTGAAGTGCGGGCTTCAAAGCCTCCAGCATTTTCATGCCGGCATCTTCCAGCCCGGATTGCAGCTTGCCCTTGATCGTCTTCACGAGTCCTTCGCCCGTTGCTGCGTACTTTTCTTTGCCGCCTTTGAACATATCTTTGACGCTAACGCCATCAGCGTTTTTGATTTGACCAAGAGATGCTCCCTTATAATCCTTAGAAGCCGTGAATCCAAATTCGCTTAAGGCATCCTTGGCCCCCTCTTCACCGGATCTAAGTTTGACTATCGCGTCAACAGCGTCAGCTAACGATTTCTCCGGATTGAGCGCGGCCATATTCTGGGCAAGCTTCATCAGTTCCATCGCTTGCTTCGTGTTGCCGTTTGTCCCTTGGACCGCTTTCATGCCCGCCGACAGCATTTCGCTTGTATCAAACGGTCCGCCGTACGCGGTTTTTTTCAA